GTTGGAATATCCGTTCAATTTGTATCCGCGCGAAATGGGTGCGGGTGGTGGTGCAATAAGCGGGCCTGAGCAAAACAGGAGCAGGCCAATATCGATCTGAATGATCCCGACACTCGTGTCGGGAATGGCGGCATCTCCGAGAATGATGTTACCAGCTTTCGTAAAGCACTTCATCATATCCAACAAACTTGTCCATTCCGAATCAAAATTGGATGAGCGATACGCAGGTCCAGGTGGCGCTAAATCAATGATGCTAATTGTGGTTTCGCCTTGCGCGACAACCTTCATGGCGCCCTGCGCGGTGACAGTCTCGGTGTAATTGAGAGCGTTCATCACACTCGGGTTATTATTTCCGAGTCCAAACAACTTAAAATCAGGTCCGGCACAATGATAAGAATTGAACCCGAGTTGGGTTGCGGTGCCGACGGGACAAATCAAAGGATTGATGACAGTGACGACCATGACGCCCAACGAGTAATGAGTGGAATCAAGAGGCAAACCAAAGGTTTCTGGTTCACCATTGGGAACTCGCAAAGCGTGGTATGGTGATTGGTATGGAACGCGGACGGTGATCTCGCGCGTTGTTGGCGTAAGGTCGAAATACACGGCATTCTGACTCGTTCGATCAGTAAGACTCACTGGAGCAATCGTAGCCCCATAATGCATTGTAAAGACAAGTCGGCCAGTCATGGTAGAACTACTAGCGAACTCGAATTTATACAAAATGGAACCGCCCCAGAAAGAAGCCTTACTGGAAACATAGTCAAGCGGTGACATGTAAATGATATCGCGAATGGTAGCATTAAGAAGCAGCGCACACGGTGTGACTTGGGTGGTATAAAGTATCGTGCCTGCATTGTGTGTGGCATTCCAAGTAAATCCTGGTGTTATAACCGCAAAGTTAGACTCCATAGCAGGAATGCTAGTGAGCCACTTCACGCTCGTCTCGTCGTTGGAGGTGGAGAACGTTTCGGGTGTGCACAAAGTCCGAGGACCAGCATCAATGGCCATACGAGCGCCATGCGTCACGCCAGTAGAGTTTGAGAAAAATCCCAAACCACTGCGGACAGCGAACGGAGGCTCGAGGTCATAAATGGGTTTATCGAGTGCACTGACTTGCGCACCTTCACCGATGGAATCACCAGTGCTTTTCTGCGAGATGGTGACGTCGGCAGCTTTCTTGAAATTGTTATTATTCGTGATGGTGTTTCCTTGCGCAACTGCATTGAAAGGTGAAGCAGTTCGTAAGATTTTCAAATCCGGTTGCATGAATCGCACAGTGACTGAGACATTGACAGTGGAAGGTGTTCCAGTACCAAAGGTGAGCGGTTGCAAAACAGCAATTGCTAAGGTCCCAAGCGACTGGAGCGGTGTTAATTGCGCCAAATCAAGGTGCCCGTATGGTGTGACAAATGGGATTTTCATGACGCCCGTAGTGGAAGCGGACGCATCAAGAATGAGATGTTGAACTGATGTCTGAAAAACAGGTGACAAAGCGTGCCACAAAGCGACTGCGGCAGGTGACATTAAAGGCACGTAATACGCAATGAGTTTCCCAGCATTAAAAGATGAACCATTGACCTGAATCGTAATCTCGGGCTCAAACCGACCATAACGAAACAATTGTGTGAGTGGAATATGGTTATATGACGTGGTGTAAAGATCTTGCGGAACCAAAAAAGGTGTGGCGATATTGGCACCGATGGGTTGAGTGCTTGCCCATGTGAAAGTGCCGACAAGGGTATCACGCTCGAGCATTTTCGTCAGGTTCCAGACTGCTTCACTGAAATGTTCATCAGCTGCCCTCTTGTTGGAAACAGGGTTATCAGCGGTGACGATAACAGATGGTTCTTGTGAAACCAAGGTGATGCCCATATGCGAAATGGACGACGCTTGCTCAGCAGTGTCAATCTCCGTGGTAGCAGATTTGATTTCAATGGCAGATTGTGGCATAATTTCTTCAACAAATGGTTTTGAATTGGAGAATACGTTACCATAAACATAATTCAGGACGGGCAAACCTTGCTTCGCTCCAAACATTCTGTTCATGTAATCGTAATGAGGAAACATGGGTCCTTTGATCTTGAGCTCATTCTTAACACGCATAGCTTGGGACCAGATGTAATTGTAAGTTTCCTCTCCATAGAAGAATGCAAAGCGTAACGAACCTAAGATGTTGTCTAGGCACGCTTCATCTTCATTATCACACTTCCGAATCCAATAACACATTTCGGTGATAGTGTCCATGTCCATGGTGGGATAATAACGATTACCCACTTGTCGAAAACCACGCTTCAAAAACGTGTAACTTAGGACAGGTCCCAACAAAGGTGACAGGGGGACGTCCTTGGTGGCGGATGTAACAGTGACTCCGATCTCAGCCATGACAGAGGCATGAGTAACAGCGTTGAACCATTTA